TCATCTGGAGCACCAACTTTTGCACACCTAAATGGTGGAACATTCTAAATTATAATGAAAGGATTTTATTATGGATGTGAGATTACAAAATGCTTATGTAGAGGTTTTGCTTGGCAATTTTATGGAAGTTGTCAAGCAGAATTTGATGTTTCAAGCGCAAATTGAAGTAAATAAGAATAGTTTACAAGAAGCAGAAGATTCGGTAAGAAGATTAAAAGAAGTTTCTGAAGCGAATATAACATATCAATCTCAACTTGTTGAAAAAGATAAACTCATAAACGAGTTAACAACAGAAAGAAATAATTTAAAAAATTCTTCAGGAAATAATGATTCTTTGAAACAAGAAAAAGATAGATTGCAAAGTGCAGTTAATGACTACATGAGGCAATTAAAATCTGCACAGCAAGATGTGTTGACAGCTAAGAGTGAATCCCAAAATGTTTTATTACAAAACAATAATCGGATTGAAGAACTCACTAAATATGTTGCGAGATTAGAAGTTGTAGTTCCAGCAAACAAACTTAAAAAAGTTAAACTTGGTGAAGTGGTTCAACCTGATACTCCAGAGATTGCTGTTGAAGAACCAGTTCTTCCAATTGATGATGATATTGTAAAATCTGGCGGAACATTCTAAGATTCGGTAAATGGCAAATACAGTAATTCAATTAAAAAATTCGGGCGCATCAGGTAATACACCAGGTACTTTGCAACCGGGTGAATTGGCTATTAACTATGCCGATGGTAAACTGTATTATGGTAATCAAGTAAATACTCCAATTTTATTTGATGTTATAACTGAGCCTACTGGACTAAATCAAGAAATTCAATTTAATGATTCTGGTTCATTTGGCGCATCAGCAAATCTAAAATTTGATAAAACAACAAAAACTTTAACTACCGATAAAATTGTTTCGGCTAATATTGAAGTTTCATCAAACTTAGTCGCAGAAAATGTAATCGCACATACAGCATTGTATGTTGGCATTGCAGACATTTCTCATACACCTCTAGCGAACTCATTAGGTTATTTTACCGGAAATTCTTCTCCGTTTGTTCAAGTAAACGTTGAGAATATTAATCCTGATGGTTCTGCTGATTGGGTTGCTACTGCTGACGTTGGTAGCGATTCAACATTCTACACAGACTTGGGTATTCAAAACTCCGCACATACTGACGGAACAATTAAACCATTAGATGGATATTTGTTAGTGCAAGGTAACACAGGTCAGATTGGTGGTAATCTTATAATTGGTACCATTTCTGGAACACCAGGGCAAGAAATTCGTGTTGTTGTTGATGGCAATGAAGATGCGAATGTAGTCTTGAAAATTAATTCTTCTGGTTTGCAGATGGTCAGAGGTGATATCACAAGTAATATCACCACAAGAATTAGTAATGTTTCAAACTCAGCATTTGCACAAGCAAACTTAGCATACAACGCAGCCAATTCCGCAGTAACAACAGGACAAGCCAACGTAGGCGCAGGACTAATTGTTGTCACTGGAAGAACAAATTTAGCTTACGATAAAGCAAATGCCGCATATGATTATGCTAATACACTTATAACAGGTGGTGCTTCTGGTGATTATTTTCCAACAAGTTCATATGGTTTCGTGTCTCAAAGTATAATTGCTCTTGTTTCAGATGATACATTCATACAGGGAGAATTAACTGGACCAGTTTATGATTGTTCGGATAATCCAATAACTCCCGAAGGCTTTTACTTGGAAAAAGACCTTGGCTATTTAACGTAACATAAATAGATTGATAATTTAAGGATATTAAATGCCAACGCAATTACAGTTAAGAAGAGGAAATACAGCGCAGACTGCAACATTTACTGGAGCAGTGGCTGAGATTACCGTTGACACAGATAAGAAAACAGTTATTGTCCATGATGGCACAACAGCTGGTGGTTTTGCTCTTGCTTTAGAATCAGCACAGTTAGACCAATTTGCATTCACAAAAGCAAACTTAGCGTTTGATAGAGCAAACTCAGCGTTCGCTCAAGCAAATGCAGCCTATGATACAGCTAATACAAAATTCAATTCTGCCGGCGGCACAATTTCTGGTAACGTAATCGTAACTGGTAACGTAACTCCAACAACAGATAATGTTTATAGTTTGGGTTCAGCAGGAAATCGTTGGAAAGATTTGTTTGTTGGTCCAGGTTCAATCAACATTGATGGTATTGTTATTGGAAATAATGGTGGGCAGATTGTAATCTCTGGCGCATCTGATTTTGTTTTTCAATCAACAACTGGTGCACCTTCCGTATCATCATCGGCTACTGCTAACATTGCGCTCAATGCTTTCAATCAAGCCAATCTAGCATTCAATCAAGCAAATACTTCTTACGGTTCTTTTGCTCAAGCAAACTTAGCATACGCTCAAGCAAACTCTGGAACTGGTATTGCGGTTTCCGCATTTGCACAAGCCAACTTAGCTTATACTGCGGCTAATAATGCTGTAGACACTTGGGTTAGAAATCAAGCTAACACAGCATATGACCAAGCAAATAATGCATTCGCTCAAGCTAATCTAGCGTTTACTGCGGCAAATAATGCAGTTGACACTTGGGTTAGAAATCAAGCCAATACTGCTTATGATAGAGCAAATTCATCATTCGCACAGGCCAACTTAGCATACACCACAGCAAATGCCGCATTACCAAAAGTTGGTGGCACAATTACTGGCGACTTGACAGTTACAGGTAACTTAGTTATCAGTGGAGCTACAACAACACTTAACGTTACCTCATTGAGTGTTTCGGACACTCTTATTCAATTAGGTAAAGAAAATCAGACAGATTTGTTGGATATTGGTTTCATCGGTCACTACGCTAATACGCCAAACAATCACACAGGTTTGATTCGCAAATTCTCTGATGGCAAATATTACTTGTTTGATAATCTGCAAACAAATATTGAACCAACTAATATTATTGATATTGCAAACACAAGAGTTGCAACACTAAGCGCAAATCTAGTTACGAATGTAATCACATTGCGCGGACTTGATCCATTAGAATATTCAAATACAATTTATACTAATGCACAAGCAAATACAGGCAATGCAGTAATTACATTAACATCTGCTTATCAAGCAAACGTCGGTGCTGGACTTATTACTGTAACATCAGATTATCAAGCAAACGTAGGCGCTGGTCTAATTACCAAAGTTGATAAAGCTGGTGATGTGATGAGTGGCGGTTTGTCTGCTAACGGCGCAATAATTGGTTCAAGTTTAACATCAAATACAGTAGCAACAATTAATACCAATTCTGTTTATAAGTCTACTGCGGTTACAACAGCATCTGCCACAGAATTTACATTGGATTCATTCTCAACAACTGCATATCGTTCAGCTAAATATCTCGTTCAGATTTCTAGCGGTTCATCATATGAATTACTAGAGATGACTTTGATCCATGATGGAACAACTGTATATTTGTCTCAGTATGGTAACATTAAAACTGGTGCGACATTGGGTGTATTTGACGCTACAATTTCAACTGGTACTTTAAGTTTGTTAGCTACACCAAATAATGCAGTAACTACATTTAAGACAGCTATAACTCTGATACCGACATAATAAAATTCATAAACAAAGGGATAGTGAACTTTGGCAACAACAAGATTATCAACAGTAATTGGTAACGTCATAGTAGGCGCTACTGGTCCTCAAGGTCCACAGGGGGCTCAAGGCGCTACTGGACCTCAAGGAGATACAGGACCTCAAGGCGCACAAGGAGCACAAGGCGCACAAGGAGCACAAGGCGCTACTGGTCCCCAAGGTGCAACACCAGCCATTGGTGGTTCAAACACTCACATTCAATTCAACAATAGTGGTTCTTTAGGTGGTACCGCTAACTTAGTTTGGAATGGTACAGGGTTGAGTGTTGCAGGAGATATATTTGCAACTGGCAATAAAATTATAGGTATTAACGGCACAGGAGTTGCTGCCGGCACTTTTGCTTTTAGAAATTCTTCGGGTGTACAAAAGTCTGCTATTGGTTCATATTACAATATTGCGGATGAGGGGAACCTTGAGTTTATAAATGGCACAACCACTAATATGCTGCTTAATTCCAGCGGTAACTTGGGTGTTGGGACTACTGGGCAAGTTTCAAGGATTTCTGCCTCGGGAAATTCAGCCACCGATTTCAAAGCTTTAACTCTTAGAAATTTAAATGGTACAGCTAATTCAACCGCAGTTTTAAATTTTGAAGTATCAGCGGGGACTGAAGGTGATGCGGCATCAAGTGCGGCTCAAATTAAAGGCGTCAGAGAGGGCGCAGGAACTAGTGGCGCTTTGGCATTTTGGACAAGTTTAGCTGGTACTTCAGCAGAACGAGCCCGTATAACGTCTGATGGTAACTTAATTGTTGGTGACACATCTTCTGGAAGACGTTTAAAAACTAGATTTGATTCAAACACATTGTATTCATCTTCAGATTTTGAAACTTCATCCCTTCACTACTACATAAACAATGCCAGTTCAACTATTGGAGCCTACACCGGAATTCAATTTGCAGTAGGAAACAACGGAGATGCGGCAATCTCGGCAATACGCACTGCTGATGGAGAATCAGCATTAACTTTTGGAACACGTGGTAGTGGGGTTAGAGGAGAGCGTATGCGTATTAGCTCCAGCGGCAGTGTGGGTATTGGTACCACAACCCCTACCAATACAGTTCTATGGGTAAAAGGTGAATGGGTAGGCGGGCATAGTACGGTTAAGGTACAAACTCCTACGTCATTTACTGGTGGAGGAACTACAGGTATAGCTCTTTACGATAGTGACGGAACTCGAAGTAGTATGTATTATCATAATAGTAGTGGCTCTGTAATTGGACCTACAGTAAACAAGTCATTTATCTTTACTACTAACGATCTTACCCGCCTTACTATATCTGCAGGAGGGGATGTTTACACCGCTAGTAGAAATCTATTTTCTTCAATGAACCAGGCATACTCTATTGCCGCCGGGGGTAGTTTAGGATTTAATATAGAGGCACTCGGTGGGTTATATACTAGTGGCATATTATATGTTATGGGAAGAGAGAACGGTCTTAATCAAACCATAGCAGTCTATACCTTCAACTTATCCTATCATAATGCTTCTGGGAATCGTTATATAAGATTGTTGGAGATAAGCAGAAATACTGTTAATAACAATTACGGAAATGTTTATGCATATGTAAGTAGCTATGCAGCCTCATGGACTTCTACCGATCAGTCACATTCTGGTACTTCATCTTCAGTTTCTGATATTTATTTTAGAAATGCTGTAGGGGCAGGTTGTCAAGTGAATTATTTAATACATTTTACAGGAAGTTAAGTTATGTTTGTTTATTTTAGAAAAGATACTAGAAAATTCTCCCATGCTGCCCCCTTTTCAAATGGGGGTGATTGGTTGTATGAATTTGAATTACCTAATGGCAAATTAGATTATACCTACATTCTTAAAGATGACGATACGATAGAAGAAGGTGAACAACTACCAGTTAGTAGTAGCCCTATTATGACTGAATATGAATTTAACTTACAGGGCCTTCGAAGACTAAGAGACTCCAAGTTACAAGAAACTGATTGGTGGGCAATGTCAGATAGAACTATGACCGAGACGCAAATAAATTACAGACAGCAGTTAAGAGATATAACTAAGCTTTATTCAAATGTAGGTGAGGCAGTCTGGCCAGAAATGCCTAGTAACTGACCGCTCGTATAACCGCTTTAGAAGAAACTTAAAAATAAATGGCATCTAATCAAGACTTCATCATAAAGAATGGGCTAACAGTTGGCTCATCGCAAGTGATTGCAGCCAATGGTCGCTGGGTTGGTGCTAACACAGGACTTTTTGGTCCCCAAGGTCCACAGGGAGCCCAAGGTTCTCAAGGTGCAACTGGTCCCACTGGTCCTCAGGGAGCAACAGGTCCACAAGGTCCTCAAGGAGATACAGGACCTCAAGGAGCACAAGGAATAACTGGAGGAACAGGACCAACGGGACCTCAAGGCGCACAAGGAGCAACTGGCCCTGCAGGACCCACTGGTCCACAAGGAGCACAAGGAGCACAAGGAAGTGCTGGACCACCGGGACCAACTGGAGCACAGGGACCAACTGGTGCTCAAGGTCCAACAGGATCAACAGGTCCAACAGGTCCACAGGGCGCAACAGGACCAACACCAGCAATTAATGGTTCAAACACAAATATTATTTTTAATAGTGCTGGCACTTTAGCTGGCTCTAATAATTTTACATGGAATGGTTCAAAAGTAACCGTAACAGGTGAACATCAAGCGAATGTTTATGTAGCAACAAATGGAATTGTAGTGAACAGTTTAAACGTAGTCTCTAGTTATACAATTGGTGCTGGCTATTCGGGCACATCAGCTGGACCAATTACCGTGAATTCTGGCGCAACAGTTACCGTAGCGTCTGGTTCACGCTGGGTAATAGTTTAAGGAAAGAATATGAGTGCAATTGTTGTTTCAGGTGATACAAGCGGCGCAGTAACATTAAATGCGCCAACAGTAGCCGGTACCGTAACTGTGACTTTGCCAGCGGCATCGGGGACGATGCTAACAACAGCATCAACAACGGGCGTCAGCGGTAATGCAATATCTTCGGGTACTGTTGCCGAGGCTTATGGCGGCACTGGCACTACAACGGGCTACTACGGCTTCAAGAACCGCATCATTAATGGATCCATGCTTGTTGCTCAATACGGTACAACCGCTACCATTTCAACTTCTAATGGCTTGTACACATTAGATAGGTGGCAATCTAGAAACCCAGCAACAACTGGTGGCACAGCAACTTACGCTCAAATTTTTGATTCAACTACGGGCGTAACAAAATTGCGTTTAACATATGCATCGGCAACAGCCAGTGCTTATTTCCAGCAAAAAATTGAGGCGCAAAATATAACTGATTTGTGGGGCAATCAAGTAACATTTAGCATATATTCAAACGATGCGGCGGTCAATATTTCAGCATACAGCTATGACAGTTCTGGAACTGAGGCCACTTTGTTTAGCAATGCCGCATTAACATCGCTTGGTAGTAATCGGTATTCTTATACATTTACTTGCACAACTCCTGTTGGCGGCATTCGTGGTGGTAATGCTTTGGGTATGATTATTCAAATAAATGTTAGAGGCGGTGCAACTCCAGCCAATAGCACCAATTATGATTATTGGAATTGCCAGTTGGAGAAAGGCTCAACAGCAACATCGTTTGACTACCGCTCCATTGGGACTGAGTTGGCTTTGTGTCAGCGGTATTATCAAAGTTCAGCCTATGCTTCAACTTCTTACCCAAGTTCAGGCGGTTATGCCAGGGCCTATGTTTCATTCCCTGTACCTATGAGAGTCTCACCAACTATGACATTTACAGATTTGGGTAGTGGCGGTTCTAGTTTAGCAACGGGAAGCTACACAAATGGTTATTTCAACACTTACCAAAGTCTTACCGCTACTCAAGCCGCCACATTTAGTTGGATTGCAACCTCGGAGTTATGATTATGTATAAACAAACTAAAACTATTGAAGGTCAGGTACGTAATGACCAAATTCAGCGTATTGCTGATAGTGCTTTTATCCCATTTGACCCCGACAACACAGACTACCAAGCCTACTTAAAATGGCTTGCAGAGGGCAACACGCCTGAACCAGCGGACGAAGGAACAGCATGACAACAACTATTAATGCTGACACATCAAACGGCATAAAAATAACATCTGATACTTCAGGTGTTATGGGTCTACAAACTGCGGGCAATACAGCCGTTACAATTGATGGAAGTCAAAATGTGGGGATTGGTGTTACGCCTAGTGCTTGGAGTGCTGGCTATGTAGGTTTTCAAGTTAAGAATGCATCGTTGGCTTCATATACCTCTGGTGCATACACATGGGTTGGTAGCAACTGGTACAACAATAGCGGCAATAAATACATTGGCACTGGTTTTGCCACTTTGTATGAACAAACTGATGGTAAACACATCTGGTACACAGCACCATCAGGCACGGCGGCCGCAAATATATCTTTCACCCAAGCAATGACCCTTGATGCAAGCGGTAACTTGGGTATTGGTACTACAAGTCCAAATGCTCGTATTACTGTCAAAGCTGCTGGTAACTCGTATACAAATGGCGCACTTGCTTTAGTTGGCTCTGTATCTGGAACTAGCTACATTACAGGTGTTGGGGGTAATTTGTACTTCTCAAATAACGGAAGCACAGACCACATGGTGCTCGACTCCAGCGGTAACTTGGGTATTGGAGCAAATATCAGTGGGTCATATAAGCTAGAGGTAAATGGAAACATAGTTGCACGGCGCACTACCGACAATAACCCGCATTTCTTTTCCATGAGTAACTCAAGTTCTGTGTGTTTCTTGGAAAGTATAAATGGACTTGCCGCAAGTTTTTTGCCAATAAATTTTAAGCAAACGCATACAGGAACTTCGCAAACTCCAATGATTCTTGATGCAAGCGGTAACTTGCTTCTTGGTACAACTAGCGGAAACGGGCTGAAAATTGACTTCAGCCCAAGTGCTTCTCAACAAAACGGCATTAACTACACTCGGACTTCACCAAGTACTTTCACTGATATATATGGATGTGGAACTTCTGGGGGTTGGCAAGGAATTATTCGTTTCTTCACTAGCGATAATGCGGCGGCTTCAGAACGAGCCCGCATCGACACTAACGGTAACTTGCTGGTGGGGGTTACAAGCGGTTCTTATCACACACTTGCTAAAGATTTAGGCGGTAACTTTGCAACCGAGATACGAAACAGCAACGCTAACCCATACGGTCTTTACCTTAGATTCTCAGGTGCCGCTCCAAATGGTTCAGTAAATGAATTTTTATATTGTGGCGATACTGTCGGGCAAAAAATGTCTATCCGTTCAAATGGCGGTATTGCAAACTACAGCGGAAGCAATGTCAACTTATCTGACCGCAGAGAAAAAACAAACTTTGCGCCAGCCAAGTCATACCTTGATGTAATCTGCTCTATACCAGTTCAGACATTTAATTACATTGACCAAAACATGGAAGATGATGGTGGACTGACATTGGGTGTTGTTGCTCAAGATGTGCAAGTGGTTGCCCCAGAGTTAGTAATGGAAAGCAATTGGGCAGGGAAAGATGAAGAACCCAAGATGCGCCTTGGCATCTACCAAACTGACTTGCAATATGCTTTGATGAAGTGTATCCAAGAGCAACAAGCCCTCATCACAACCCTCACCGCCCGTATAACCGCTTTAGAAGGAGCATAAACAATGGCAATCACGCTAGACGGTACTACAGGAATAACAACGCCAGGATTGTCCTTGGCTATTGAGAATTTTTCCACAACGGGCAACACTACGCTTGGTGATGCAAGTACCGATACTCTTAATGTGGGTAATGGCGGTTTGGTAAAAGATTCAAGTGGCCGAGTAGGAATTGGGATAGCTTCGCCGGGTTCTGGTCAAGGCATGATTCAAGTTGCTGGTTCCAGTCAAAGCTGGTTTAAATTTTACGATTCAGCGGCTGGTTGGAATTTTGGTACTTTCTACAAAGCAAACGGAACAACAGCACTTGCTTATCTTGGTGGTGGCGGTAGCGCAATCTCTGGTGGCACAGTAGATGATTTTGTTGTGCGCTCAGAGGGAAATTTACTTTTTGCTACTGGTGGTAATACAGAACGAGCCCGTATCGACACCAGCGGTAACTTGGGATTGGGTGTTACGCCTAGTGCTTGGCAAACTGCGTTGGGAAGCAGGGCAATACAGTTTACGGGTAGTGCGGTTTATGGGTATAGAGATACAAATCTTATTCTGACCCAAAACGCTTATTATGATGGATCGTGGAGATATTACGCATCATCTATTGCCGCTGGTTATTATAATATTGGGAGTGGTGTTCACTCTTGGCACAACGCCGCCTCTGGCACAGCAGGTAACGCCATCACCTTCACCCAAGCAATGACCCTTGATGCTAGTGGTAACTTGGGTCTTGGTACTACAAGTCCATATTCAGCAGCGGGATATTCTTCGTTTACATTGAATAATACTACTGGTTCTCAAATTCGGATGCGTTCTAGCGGAACTGATATTGGTTTGATTTTCAATACCGCAAGTTCATTCAATGTTTATACCAGCGGCGCTATACCTTTAGTTCTTTCAACAAACGACACAGAACGAGCCCGTATTGACTCCAGCGGTAACTTGGGTATTGGGACTACATCACCTTCGACTGGTAAATTTAGTGATGCGTCATATGCGTTTCTAAATCAATCTGCAAGTACAAGCACCGGCACTAATATTTTTGCCAGCAATTCTGATAACTCAAAATTTGTTGGCTTCTGGAGTGGTCATTCGGGGGCAGAGCCTGCAGTTGGTGTTAAGACTGGTAATGCATTTACATTTGGTAAATGGGCGGCAATAAACGGAACTGGTGGTTTTACCGAAAATATGCGTATTGACTCCAGCGGTAACTTGGGTATTGGCACTACAAGCCCTTCGGAAAAATTACAAGTATACGGTACGGCAGCATCTGGAAGCAACCAAGGTCCTCGCATTAATTTACAATATTCCGGTACTTCCGGGGCTGCTGAATCATTAATAAACTTTTTGGATTTTAGAGGCGTAGTAAACGCGGCTATAGGTAATAACTTACAAGATGATGGAGTTGGAACAGCGGCTGCCCATATGGTATTTAAAACTGCCATTAGCGGTACATTATATGAGCGCATGCGCTTGGATACTAGCGGCCAATTACAATTTCCTCTAACTTCTCATGGTACAGCACAAATATCAAACGTTTATTCTTTAAACGTTGCAAGTGGTGGTACTGTTGACTTTGCAAATTTTTCTGGAATGATTATTGTAAATAATTGGAATCAAGGTTCAGTTTCTTTGTGGATAGCTGGTGGAGGTACTTATACGTTAGTAGCTGGTATTGCTGCCTATTATGGTAGTCTTAGTTTTACTTCTGGACTCTATAGATGGACTTCTAACTCCCCGTCTACACACACCTATACATTTACAGCCATTCGCACCCGTACTAATGCATAAGGAATTAATATGGAATACAAAAAAGTAAAAATTGACGGGCAGCAAAATCATTTTGATATTACCGTAGAAAAAGACGGTAAAGAAATTACATTTAGGGCGGCGGTTGCAACTGAGGATCAGTTAGACGAGGTTGTCCAATACCATCTAGATAACTTAGATAAACCACCACGTGCATATACTCCAACTTATAGCGATTCACGTAGGTCAGAATACCCATCATTTGCGGATCAATTTGATTTATTGTATCATGGCGGATATGACGCTTGGAAAGCCGCGATTGATGATGTTAAAACCAAATACCCAAAACTCTAAAGGAATAAACAATGTCAACAATCACCTGGAACATCAGCGCAATGAACTGTTATCCCCAAGCAGAGGGACAAACAAATGTCGTATTCACCGTTCACTGGACTTGCAGTGGCACTCAAGAGCAAGATGGAAAGACCTACACCGGATCTGTCTACGCAACTTGTGGTGTGACTTACGCCGCTGGATCAACATACATACCATATGCTAACTTAACAAAAGAAGATGTTCTTGGTTGGATTTGGGCATCTGGTGTAGATAAGGACGCTACAGAAGCGGCTGTACAACAACAGATTGACACAGCAATTAATCCACCAGTGATTACTCCAGCATTGCCTTGGGAAAATTAAAATCCCATTTTTTAACAAGACTATATAAAATATGGCATCTAATCAAGACTTCATCGTAAAGAACGGCTTAACAATAGGCAGTTCTCAAGTAATTGCAGCCAATGGTCGTTGGGTTGGAGCCAATACAGGACTTGTCGGTCCTCAAGGCGCTACTGGTCCCGCAGGATCAAATGGTCCAACAGGTCCACAAGGAGCGGCTGCACCTTGGGTAGTAGTTACTGCAAATACTACTGCAACATCAGGTCAACAATTAATTGCAAACACTTACACTGGTGCATTCACAATAACTTTACCTGCTACACCTTCAGTTGGCAATGTAGTTGTAATTACAGATGGATATGATTGGACAGTAAATAATTTAACTATTGCTGGCAATGGAAGTACAATTGAAAATTCAGTTAATGATTTGTTAGCTGATGTTAGAGGTACAACTATTGAACTTATTTACGATAGTTACACATGGCAAGTTGTATCAACGATTGGTCCAATGGGTAATACTGGTCCACAAGGTCCCATAGGTACTACAGGACCAACAGGACCGCAAGGCGCTCAAGGACCAGGCGGACCAACAGGACCAACAGGACCTCAGGGCGCACAGGGAGCTACAGGTCCTACTGGACCTCAAGGCGCACAAGGAGCCCAAGGCGCTACAGGACCAACTGGCGCACAAGGACCCACAGGACCACTTGGACCAACAGGACCTCAGGGCGCTCAAGGCGCACAGGGAGGCACTGGACCAACGGGACCACAAGGAGCAACAGGAACTGCCGCATCAATATCTTTAGGTCCAACAACTACTGGGCCAGCGGGTGGAACTTCTGCGGTCACTAATAGCGGAACTAGTGCGGCGGCAGTTTTTAATTTTACTATTCCTAGAGGTCCACAAGGACCAACTGGCGGTACTGGACCAACTGGACCACAAGGTGCCCAAGGAGCAACTGGACCAACAGGACCATTAGGACCGACTGGTCCCGGTGGTGCTCAAGGTCCTACTGGTGCTCAAGGTCCTACTGGCGCTCAAGGACCAGCAGGACCAAACGTTGTCACTACAACAACAGGATCTGCTCCCTATTATATGGCTAGAGCGTGGGTAAACTTTAATGGTGCGGGTTCTATATCTATTCGTGCAAGTGCTAACATATCTAGCATTACCGATAATGGCACAGGAAAGTATGGGGTTAACTTCTCTACTGTGATGCCAGATGCAAATTATTGTATAACAATAATGTCTTTGGTTGCAACTGCGTCCAACATGGTTGATAACCCTACTAGTATTAATACGTCAACTATAAATATAGATCACGTAGAAAATAATACATATGTTGATTCTTCAAGTATGTATGTTGCTGCTTTCAGATAAAAGGACTAATCATGAACTCAAGAATCATTTACCCAACTGACGATGGCGGAGTTGCTGTTGTTATTCCTGCTCCCGAGTGTGGTTTAACAATAGAACAAATTGCCGCCAAAGATGTTCCTGCTGGCAAGCCCTATAAGATTGTTGACGTAACAGATATTCCATCAGACCGTACATTTCGCAACGCTTGGGAGTATCAAGAATGATTGTAATTAATATTAATAAAGCTAAAAATATTGCTCACGAAAAACGTAGAATGGCCAGGGCTGCTGAATTTACGCCTTTAGACATTAAAGCAACTATTCCATCCGAATCAGTAGCCGCAGAGGCAGCTAGACAAATTGTTAGAGATAAGTATGCTGAGATACAAATAGGAATTAATTCTTCTACCACCATTGATGAAATTAAAAATGAGATGGATAAATTTTCAGATAAATTAAATGGCATCTAATCACGACTTCACCATAAAGAACGGCCTTACAATAGGCAGTTCTAGAGTAATTGCAGCCAATGGTCAATGGGTTGGAGTTAGCACTGGACTTATTGGTCCACAAGGTCCTGCTGGTCCCACTGGTCCACAAGGCGCCCAGGGACCGACTGGTGCTCAAGGACCTGCTGGTCCTACTGGCGCACAAGGTCCAACAGGAGGCACTGGACCGACAGGACCACAAGGCGCACAAGGAAATGCTGGCGGTACAGGACCAACAGGACCACAAGGCGCCCAGGGACCAGCGGGACCGACAGGACCACAAGGCGCTCAAGGTCCTACAGGCGCTCAAGGGCCAACGGGACCGACTGGACCCACTGGCCCTCAAGGAGCACAAGGTCCGACCTCTGTAGACTTTGCAAACCTATCAAACAAAGGAAGCGGCACAGGAACATATACAACCAGCGGTGACTACCGCGCCCCTATCTTCTACGATAGCAACGACACCGCGTATTACACAGATCCAAACAATATTTCTTCAATGTTTGGCGTTGCCGTTCGTGGCGACCTATCATCAACAGGCACAAGCAATCAAATTTTCTTTTGGGGTGCAGGAAACACTACGACATCAGCAATTGGTTTTAAAGCGAACGGTGGCAATTTTCCAAACCCAACAGGTAACGGTGACGGCTACAACACATATTTAACAATGGACTCCTCCGGTCGTGGTTGGGTTTTTGGCGAACGTACTACGGGTTTTGCTAATGTATACACATCAGGTTGGATTTTAAATAATGGCATATGGCAAGCAAATGCTTCAATGCGTTCGCCAATCTTCTACGACTCCAATGACACCGGATATTACCTTGATCCTAATACTACAAGTGATTCCGCACTAAGAATTCGCGGCGGTGCTTTACATGGTCCAAACCCAACTTGGGGAACTTATCTTTTAGTTGGTGGTGATGGAAGAAATAATTATATTAATAATACCACAGTAGCATCTGTCTGCTCAACAAACGGCAACTTGCATATGGATGCAGCCTCCGGTTTAGACATGTATTTAAATTATTATGATGGAAATAGTATTCAGTTTGGTAATGGCGCAAATGGTATTCACAGCACCTTATCTAGCGCAGGTAACCTTGCATTGGGCGGGACAGTAACGGCCACAAACCTTATCGGACAGGGACAAACTTGGCAAAATGTGGTAGGCAGCAGGGCAGCGGGCACCTTGTACACTAACAGCACATCACGCCCAATAACCGTAATAATTTGCTGTTCTTATGGGCAAAGTAATATGACTGTGTATGTTGATAGTGTGTCGTTTCTTGTAACAGGCCCATATTCAAACAGCGTACTTTTGTCTGCAACACTAATTGTTCCGCCAGGATCTACATACAAGGCAGATAGTGTAAGTGCATGGATGGAACTTCGCTAAACTGATATGATTAATTGATAATAAATAAACCACTGACCCGCCAACATTTTAGGAGAAAATAATGGCTATTACATATACCTGGAAAGTCACCAGTCTAAAAACTAAGAACGAAGGATCCAATCAAAACGCAGTTGTGCAAACATACTGGCAAAAGATTGGTACCAATGAAAATGGTAAAGTAGGAACATTTTCTGGTGCAACACCATTCACATCAACAACTATGCCTGAGGGAAATGTTTTTGTTCCATTTGAAGAACTAACCGAAGAAGTTGTTCTTGAATGGATTAAAGACGTTGTTGTAGGTTCTTATGAAGCGCATGTGAATGGAAAAATTCAAGAGCAGATTGACCAACATATCAATCCTGTTTCTGAATCGCAGATGCCTTGGGCACCGGCATCCAATACTGCACCAGGAATACCCACATAAAAAACGAGATATATATTAGATAGTTTATTAATTCATTATAAAGGAGTTTGACATGAATGATATGATGCAACCACAACAAGAAGAACAACAAGTTACACTAACGCTTAAAGCAAGTTGGTTAAATGTTCTTATGGCTGGCTTGGAAGAAATTCCACACAAGTTCAGTAGACAAGTTATTGATTCTATTTCTCAACAAGCAAGAGCGCAGTTAGAAAACAAACCTCAAGGACCATTAGCATCTAAAGTAATTAACTAATTATGAACGGCGAATGGGCCTACTTTAAAAGTAGATTTACCAAAGAGCAATGTGATTTCATTTTAGAGGAAGGTCTAAAGTTACCTTCCAAAAAAGCATCTATGGGTGCATCAAATGAAATATTTGATGATGATTACCGAAGAAGTGAGATTCGGTTTATTCATCAAGAACCCAAATTCCAATTTCTTTTTGATGAGATTTGGAAAATGGCAATTCAAGCAAACCATGACTTCTTCAATTTTCACATAACTAGATTAAGTTTTGTTCAATTAGCTGAGTATTCATCTGATATTAAAGGTGAGTATAAAAAACACCATGATGTGTTTTGGATGAATGGTGATCCACACTTTCACCGAAAACTTACTTGTGTAATTCAGTTGACTGATCCGACAACTTATGAAGGCGGTGATTTTGAAATGTATGAGTTGTCACAAAATTCTCCAGATAAGGAAGAAATACGACAACAAGGTACGGCAATATTTCTTCCATCTTTTATAAATCATGCCGCATTACCGGTGACAGAAGGAACAAGACATTCATTAGCAGTATGGATAGAAGGTCCTAAGTGGAGATAATATGAAAACAAATATGATTGTGGTTGATGAGTTCTATAATAATCCAAATGATGTGAGAGAGTTTGCTTTATCTCAAGAGTTTGATGTTACTGGCAATTGGCCAGGCACTAGAACAAAAACTTTTATCAATGAAAGCACAAAAGAAACCATACAAAAAATACTTCAAGATGTATCTGGAAATGTTACCGACTGGCAAGCAAATGATGGATACACTGGAAGTTTTCAACTAACCACATCAATGGATAGAAGTTGGATTCATGCTGATTCATATAACACTTGGGCAGGTGTTTTATATCTTACTCCTGATGCGCCATTATCTGGAGGCACAGGAATATTCAGATACAAAAAAACTGGTAGTATGACCGAAGATGGCACAGATTTATCCGGTGTTACGCAAGACATGACCAAGTGGGAACTTGTTGATAGAGTTGGAAATGTTTACAACAGATTGGTATTGTATCGTGGAAACAATTATCATATGTCTTTAGATTACTTTGGTAAAGACAAAGAAGATGGTAGATTGTTTCAACTATTTTTCATAACAACAGAATATTGATATGAAAATATGCAGAGTTATCTTTTCCACAAACAGACCAGAGTTTTTAATACCGACTTTAGAATCGCATCAAAAGTATATTGACTTTGGCGACCATGAAGTCTATGGTATATTCATAGACGATTATCCAAAAGATAGAGATGATAAACTTATTGTAGAGTTAGCCAAAAAATATGGATTCAATGAAGCTGTCTTACATCCAGAAAATCTTGGACTAACACCTACTTGGACTGAGTTGTGGAATTATCTAGCTACGCAAGACTATGACTATATCTGGCACCATGAAGATGATGTAGTATTTGGTGAGCCAATTAAGATACAAACTTTGATAGATTTTCTAGAAGAAAACAAAGAGTTTTGTCAAGTCAATCTAAAGCGAAATCCATGGTACGCTTTTGAGTTGAACAAACCAGCAATCACATGGGAAGATAAATTCTTTAGAGAGTACCGATATGATGTTAGGGATGACTATTTCTGGACAATGGCATCATTGTATCCAGCTTGGGTGATAAAAGAGCCAGTAAAAGAAGTTGAAGGATGTAATCTGGCTGAGTATCCAGTAATGAAATACTTCAAAGAGCAACACAAAATGAAGATGGCTATTCTTAAAAATCAAGATGGAAGTAATCTTGTGGAACACATTGGTTTATATTCTCAAGGCAAAAGAGTGCTTGAGGGAGAGCCAGGTTGGGAAGGTTTTAAGTGGTTTGATCCTAATAAAAAATATGATTCCAAGACTGGTGCCTTAATAGTATAAATAGATAATAAAACTATTGGAAACTATAAATGGCTAAACCCACAACTAGAGCGACATTCAAAGACTACTGCCTACGCAGATTAGGTCATCCAGTAATCCAAATCAATGTGGATGATGACCAAGTTGAAGACAGAATTGATGATGCACTTCAATTCTTTGAAGACTATCATTTTGATGGTTGCGAACAAATGTATATGAAGCATCAAATCACTCAAGATGATATTGACCGCAGATGGATTTATTGCCCAGATCCAGTAATTTTTGTTACTGGAATCATACCATTTGACCAGTCTTCTTCATCGGTCAATATGTTTGACTTGCGCTATCAGTTGCGTTTGCATGATTTGTATGACTTCACATCCGTGTCGTATGTGTCATATGAAATTACCATGCAACACATTCGCACATTGAATCTATTGTTCTCTGGTACACCACTATTCAGATTTAACCGTAAACAAAATAAGATTTTCTTAGACATTGATTGGTCTAGAGACTTACAGGTTGGTCAGTATGTTGTTGTGGAGTGCTATCGTGCGATGCGCCCAGATACAGTTACTTTGACCGGTACAATAACCGGCACAACAAGCAACAATACTTTGACTGGAACAGGAACAATATTTGACCAAGAAGTTATTGAAAACGATTTCATCACACTATCTAGTGGTCAAGAAGTTCAAATCCGGACAATCAATTCTCCAACAAGTATTACTATTGCAAGTAGTTTAACAACAAACATTACTGCTAACACGGCAACAAAAGCTGGTGTTTCGGATGTTTGGAATGATAAGTTTTTGAAGAACTACGCTACAGCTAAAATTAAATATCAATGGGGTACCAATCTTTCTAAGTTTGCTGGCATTCAAATGCCTGGTGGTGTAACACTAGATGGTCCAAGAATCATGCAAGAAGCACAAGTGGAGTTGGACAAACTAGAAGAAGAAATGTATACCATCAGCAGTATGCCTAGCGAAATCTTTGTGGGCTAAACATGACTAAAATTTACAGAATTTATAAATGTACCAATATGAATAATGGTAAAACTTATATAGGATTTACCCATAAGGTATTGGAAAAAAGAATAATTGAACATAATTCCGCATCAAAAAGCGGAAGCAATTATCTATTACATAAAGCTATAAGAAAATATGGCATAAATTCTTTTAATTGGGAATGCATATTTGAATCTTTTGATAAAAATTATATATTATCAGAAATGGAAAATTATTTTATTGTTGAATCTAATTCTTATTTTGAAACTGGTTTAGGTTATAATATGACTTTTGGTGGTCAAGGTGGTATGTTAGGCAAAAAACATACAGAACAAACAAAAGATAAATTAAAATTAGCCAGAGAAAAAAGAATCGTTGAACCTATGTTAGGTAAAAAACATAGTGATGGGGCTAAAGAAAAAATGAGTTTAGCTAAATTGGGAAAATTAAAAGATGATCCTTATAAGAAAACTTGTTCAGAAAGAAATTTAAAAAGGTATTCTAATCCAGATAAAAGAAAAATACTTTCTGATGCTATAAAGTTGTCTTGGCAAAAAAGAAAACTTCAGCAAATAGGAGTTTAAAATTAGTACCAACTTCTATTTTAATAATTTTCCATTACACCAAATAACCAGTGAGCAATTGCTGGTAGAAGATTTGGTAATTGAAGCTATGCAAATTCATGGCATGGATGTTTATTATCTTCCACAAACGACAAGAGACCAAGTGGATATGCTCTACGGTGAAGATACATTAAAAGAATTTCGCACAGCTTACGGAATTGAAATGTATTTGGAAAATGTTAGTGGAATGGATGGCGAAGGCGATTTCATTTCTAAATTTGGCTTAGAGATTAGAGATGAAGTAACTTTACTAATGTCACGTAGAAGATTTGCATCTTTAGGTACATCGTTGACTAGACCTAGAGAGGGCGATTTAGTTTATATTCCCCTATTACAAAATTTCTTTGAGATATCGTTTGTAGAACACGAAAACAATCAAGCAATGTTTTACACATTAGGTCGTGGTCGTGGCGGCAATGTTTATGTGTATGCTTTGAAGTTGAAACAGTTTGTCTTTAGTGAAGAAATTATCTCCACTGGCGTTGATGAAATTGATGACCAGATATTTGATAGTTACAAACGGGCATCATTGCCTATTGCAAATACTACAGTATTTCCTGCAGGAACTGGCTCTTTTGTTCCTGGAGAAATCATATATCAAGGTTCTTCATTAGCGACAGCAAATGCACAAGCTATTGTATATTCTTATACTGCACATTCATCTGTTGACATTATTCGTGTACAAGGTTCTTTTGTTACAGGTAATGTTCGCGGCAATACAAGCAATGCATTTAGAAGTGCTATATCATACAATGATGATACACAAGTCGGCAACAATCTATTTGAAGATATTGCAGACAATGTTAGAATAGAAACTGAAGCTGATGGAATATTAGACTTCACTTC